GGTTGTTTGATAGGCTCTTCTTGCTTTGGTCGTTCTAGATATTTGATTAATACATTTAATCTACCATTAGCATCTTCCAATGCTCCTAGTTCTTTATCTATAGTATCTATTATAGTAGGGTGGTCTCCTACACCTACAGGGTTAGTCATCATCACTTCTATGTTAGCTATGTGACCATTCATCTGTCCTAATAATTTAGTTTTTAGTGCGTTGATTATCAAGTCTCTCATTCTTTTTCTCCCTCTTAGGTTTTAGATGCAGCAATTCTTTTATGTGTAGCTTTCTACCCTTAAAGAATACTATGGTATTGATACAAGTGTTAATGGTGATAGCAGAGATTAACCACCACTGCCACCATAACATTTCAGGTGATTCTACCATTAATTAGAAGTGATGTCAACTATTTCACATGCATCTGCTGTACAAGCTAACTCCCTTCCACCACTAGTAGTATCTTCCTTTTCAAAGTCCTGTAACTTAGACCAATCAATTGACTTAGGCATAGTCTTCATTAAGCTTTCATACTTATTCTTGTCTATGTCTTGGTAAGGTGCTTGCTGATATGTATGCTCACTAAATGGTAAGAATGATATACCTGATACCTCATCAAAGTTAGTGAACACCCATGCTCCAACATCCATCCATTCATCTTCCTTAACAGAAATAGTTACAGATGGTTTGTGTTCACACCAATGCCTTTGATAGACTAGCCAAAAGTTTAACTGCTCTATAGCTGACATAGCTGTCCTTGTGATTGCACCTGATGGTGCTTTCATTGGGAAACTAAATACAGTTGTGCTATCAGGCTTCATCACATCAGGCTCAGAAGGTATGCCACTCTCAGTCATAAACTGTGTCAATGGGTCTTTGTTATCACCACGAACAGTTCTGATGTAATAGTCAGAGTGTCTAGCATGAATACCTGATGCACTGTCAACTAATTGACTAACTGTACCACTAGGTTTGATACAAGTTATAGCAGTGGACTGAGGTATGCCTAATTCTTTAGCAACTTTCTTGTTAGTTTCAATTGCTACTTCTTTTAAGTCACGTAACACATCTTCTAACTCAAAGTAATTGTGATTTAATGCAGGACAATCAAGTATACCTGTTAGGGAAACTCCTAATAGTCTTTCTTCTTCAGTATTATCTTTCCATATCTTACGTAAATATTTAAAGTTTGTAAGGGTTGATTGGAATGTACCTAGTATTGTAGCCATTCTAACCTTTTCTTTTAGTGTTTCATAAGTATCTGTCTCACGAGCTACTACCTCAGTAAGATTACAGAACTGATAGGGTCTCAAGATTATCTCACTACATGGATTGCAACCAAAGTAATGATTAGCATCTCTTCTGCCATTCTCTAATGCCTTAACCTTAGCAGCCTGTCTATTGAAGATACCACGTTCACCTGACTTAGATTCATACAGAGAAGTCCACTCTCTCATAAATGTACCCATCTCAGGTTTACCTTTATAGGCTACTGAATTATTAGCTAACCCACGTTGCCCTTCTCTGATTATACCTCTTTCAGGTTCATCCCACCACTCTCCTGACTTAGCATGTCTCAGTTGATCGTCACCTAAGTTAGATAGAGAGATGAGAGCAGAACGTCTGACACCACCAACAACTACCACTTGACCTATTTTACACATAATGTCATGGCACTCAATAGGATATAGTCTTCTACCTTTAGCACCCTTGAACTTGCTAATACAAAACTTAAATAAGTCTATCAATGGCTCAGGTCCTGATGCTCTACCACCAAAGGTTTTAAGTCTAGCACCTGCTGGTCTAACCTCTGACATATCCCATGTAGGAATTTGTCCTGCATATAACATAGCTATTAGCTCACGTAATCCTTTTGACCAACCCGGTCTGCTATCACCCACTTTAATAATAGTAGAAGACTGTTCCATATGCTCATTAACGATAGGCAACTTATCTACAACTTCTCTTTCAACAGAAAAACCTACACCTGTACCACACATAAGTATATACATGCACTCGTCAAAAGAACGAGGACTATCTACAGGTATGTAACTACAATTATAACCACCCACATGACATCTGTCTAGGGCAGGACCTGCTGTCATCAATGCTCTCATACTAGGCATAACACTTAAATTAAGTATCTGTGTAGACATCTTTTCCTTTAGTGCTTTAGTTATATTATATCCATGATTATTTTTTAGATGACCTTCCATGTAGTCAAAGTATCTATCTATAGTCTCTCCCCAATTCTCTCTACGTTGTTCGTCTTCTTTCCATCTTGCATAGCGAGAAAGTGCTATGAAGTTTTGGTAGTCTGTCGGTAAATAGTTGCTTATCATTTTATTGTCTCCTCGGTTATACTTTTTATGTTTTTAATTTTTACACCATCTAGTTCGTGCATTACGTCTTGAATATATGACTCTATTTCGTCACCTGTTCTTCCATCAGAAGGTATAGGATACTCTTCAGGGTCTACGACAACAGTCATCATTATCTTAACTCTTATCATCACAGACCTCAATAAGTTTATTTAGATACCATTGTGCTTTCTGTAAGTCTTCTACACCATTCTTGTACTTGTATCTCCATAAGTACTTAGCAATGTTACCCTGTAAGTAAGCATCAAAACCACTACCTAACATAGCTTGTAGTGCATCTATACACTCAATACCTGATTCATTGTAGTGTTTAGGACTGTTTACCATATCGTCTCTTGCCATTGCTTTCTCCTTTTCTGATCGCATGTTCATATATTCAATGTGTCGCATGTCTTTTATATACTCGTTGTGTATCATTGTCAATGCCTTGTACCTTTATTAAAGTTTAATTTTATTATGTTGCCCTCAACTTCAGTAGTTATGTTTTTATTGCTTGAGTTGTTAGCGTAGTACTCTTCTTCCTCATCTAAGAAGTCTTCTAACTCATCTACTAAGGCAGGTCTCTTCTCCATTAGGGCTACTGTACTAGCTACAAGCTGACACAGGTGCAACATATGTGCTCTGCTATCTTCTTGCATAGGATTGTCATGTGAGGTAAGTATATTAACCTCTAGCTCTCCTGCCCATGTAGTTTCATCTGTCATTTTAGGCTGTATCTCTATGAAAAAAGATGTAGGTGGTCTATTTTTTAGTGGCATTTTTATCTCCTTATTTTTGTACCTTTGAACTTAATAAATTCAAGGTGTTTGTTACTGCCTTTTTCTTTAAGCCAATCTTCAGGGATGATCCTATCATAGTATCTAAAGCCATGCTTTATACACCATTGAGCATACGTAGATTTAGCACCCTTACTTAATTTGTTTCTACTGTTAGTGAAAACAAAACGAATGTCAAGAGTAGGGTGTTGTTTCTTTATGCACAGATGTTTCTTTCTATCTGCTGTTATAAACCTACCCTTAGTCTCAACAATTATACCATTATTTAATATAAAGTCAGGGGTATAGGTGCGATAAGTTAAGTCTTCCCATTCTATCTTGATGCTTTCATAATTATATTCATGTTTAAGCGAATCAAGATACTCGGATAACTTATGCTCTAAACCACTCCTATACCCATACTTTATAGCTTGTCTTCTTACATTAGTCTTAGCCACTAAGCTTCTCCTCTAAGCCTTACGTACTGAACCATCTTAGGCTCTTTAGCTTGAGACATCTGTGCCGGCAACTCTCTTAATGTAGGATAACAAGTGTTTCTAAAATCACAGAAGTTACAGTTCCTATTAAGAATAAAATTACCTGTAGGTATTCTGCGAAAGGATTCAGGCTCTGCTTCAAAGCATCTCTTGAACTCTTTCCCCTCTGCTACATCTATAGTTCTTCTTATGGTGTTTAGCTCTTCTTCTAAATCCATATTACTAGCTGGAACATACTTAAACTGTCCATTAGCTTTATTGACAACCCACCAACCACCTACTTTGTGTCCTGATGCTTTTGCATAACCTGCTAGTTGTCCGATGTAGCCAAAACTATCACCACTCTTTAGTGTCTCGTAGGATTCAAACTTATTCTTGTATGACCAATCAGATGCTGATTTAATATCATCAACTGCATCATTCATTACAATATCATATGTACCCTTGATAGTTCTGTCTTCATCTAGTTTAAGCTCTACCTCTGTATTATCTATGTATTCCATACCTGCTTCAGTAAGTAATCCTTTGAATACTGCTTCAACTATATCGCCTAGCATCATATTCATTACAAAGGTAGTTGGCTTAGGTAGTGCTTTTTCAGGGTGATTCTTTTGAAACCACAACTGACAAGATGGTCTGCCTATATTAGACATTCGGAATCTGAACTCATCCCTTTTGTTACCACCAGCCAACTGACGTTTCAAGGCATCTTTAATCTCTTCTCCTATTCTTTCGATAGTGGATTCACTCATTTGAGTTTTACCGTGAGTAGCATCTTCAAGATACTGATGAATCGCCAGTTCAGCTGGATGGTGCATTATGCTGCACTCTCAGCAGAATCGATGTCTATAAAACTATCTACAGTATCCATGTCTGATTGGCTAATCTTTTGCCCAGACTTTACACCCCACTCGTTGATGATGTATTCATTATAGTTCTGAACCCATGACATAAAGTCAGTAAACATCTTTTGGTCAGATTCAGTTAATTGTACTG